CGACCTGGAAAAATAACAACAAGATTATTCTTTTGGTTTTGTAAATAATGATTTACTACGGTATCAAATTTCATATAGGTAATCCGGGAGTTAAATTTCCGTTTAAAATGTTTTTACTGTAAGGAGGAGCTGTTTGGTAATTAGCAGGTTTATTAACTCTATCAATATTGTTAAGCTGGCCACGAACACCATACTCTTCATTTTCTCCACGTTTGGCGAACTTTCCTGCCTCTTTACCAACAATAAAACTACCAGTTATTTTAACCGGATTAGAAGATACAGAAGAATCTCTTACCACGATACCTTCTTGATTTGCGATTGTACCTAACTTTGAATTTGCAGCCTGTTTTATTTTATCACCCATCTTTATAGTAGTATAATAGAATAATGCACCATTAATAGCTTTATCTATTACCTTTTTATCTTTACCGATATAAGTGTGCATTGGCACACCGCCTGATACGTTCTTATAATTCTCTAAGCTCATAGCACTTATTGTTTTACCGGAAGCAAGTTTTATTTTATCACCCCGAGGATTAACTGCTTTTGAAAGCCAATCCTTTAAAGGTCTTGTTACTATATTTTTTGAGTCAAAATTTACAGTAAAAGGTGAACTTAAAACATCATTGAAATCAACATTACCCAATTCTACTGTAAATTCATGCTCTACATCAAACCCACTTTTCTTTGCAATAGGGTTAACCTTAGATATTAAAGATTGTAAAGCTTTTTTGTCGTAAGGTATTTCACGTGAAGCCCTACTTACACTACCGCGAATCGGGCTCTTAACCGATATGATTTCATTTAATCCGTGAATTGCTAAGAAGTTATTTGCATATCCTATTACATTGGTAGCGCCTTTAACAAATTCCATATTAAAGAGTATCTTAGGGTTATTCCACATTTTAAGCTTTTTTAATTCCGGCTCTATATTAGGGATAGCTGTATTAAAAATATTTAGAACCACTTTACCCGTCTCAATCATTCCGTGACCCTCAGGAAACCTAGCTGTAAGCTTTGCAATAGTAACACCTTCTACATCTTCAGGTTTATTTGATCCCCTATCCATAGCAAATTCCTTACCACCCTCTACGTTACTAATAAGTTTTATAGATGCATTAACCCCATCTATTTTAACTGAAGAAGGCTTCTTCTTTAGACTATTAACTATTTTAGTAAATATATTAATTAAATCTTTACCAGTTTTTGCATTAGGTAGATCAAAAGGATGTGCCATATGCCCAGCAACTCCACCCTCTAATAAAAATTGTTGAAACGTTATCATACAATTACATTAAATCCACCTCTTGCAACAGTACCACCAGTACCCGGATCAACATCTTTAAATTCAGCAGTCTTCTGTATACACATTTTTAAGTTAGTATTATAGTCTGTTGTAAATTCACCTATAACAACCTGATTGTTTGTAAGGCTGTTAAAAAAGAGAATATAACTAAATTTTTCTTCAAATTGATAATCTGCAATCTGAATACCTGAAACGATTTTAGCAGCATATTCAGAATTAAACGCATTTCCAATCTTTGCTATATAATCCAATAAAAATGTTTTATCGATACTTTGAGGATATACAGAAAACATAATAATTTTATCTGTTAAGATATTGGGATCTTTTTCTGTATTAAAATAGTTTCTAAACGTCTTTACCTCCTTACCTTCTCTACTTTTCTTATATTCATTTATTTTATCTACAAATTGTGTACCTATCTTTGTTCCTGTAAGCTTATCTCCCGCTGCTGCTAAAGCTTTTAAATTTTTAGATATTTGATTAATAGTATCATTTATTATATTAATACTAATTTTGTTAGATAAAAATATATTTGCAATCTCCATAAAACGCTTTTGATTACCTCTTAGCTTTGCTAAGTCAAAATTAAATTTTGTTTTAAAAGGAGCAAATAAATTTACAAGATCACTTATTAACGCTTGATCCATTTCCCCTTTTCTTTTACCATATTCTGCTCTCAAAATATCCGTTGCTCTATTTGCTGCATTTACAACGTTCTTTTTACCAGGTCTACCTCCAGTATTTTCCTTTGTAGAACCTTTCATTTCTACTTTTTTTCCGTCCTGGAAAAGAAGATCTCCAGTTTTAGGGTTAACCATTTCACTGTATAGAGTAGCTAACACCTCCCCTGGTCCTAATGAAACATTACCTTCAGCAAAAACTAAATTTCTTTCTATATCTTTTATTAAACTCTTATTGTTTAGCTGTTTTAACTTTATTGGAAAATTTGCTATAAAACTATCAAACGTTTTACTAGCTAAATTATCCCTAAAATTATGAAGAGTTTTTTTAATCTTTACTATATTATTAATATCTTCAATTATTTCCTTAACTACCCCTGTATTGTTTGTCTTTAAATTTCTCTCTACAATTGTTATAAGTAGAGGGAGTCCAATGGAAATAGCCACACTACTCCACCCACCCGCAGAAAACCATTTTTTAATTTCTTCGTTTAAATTTGATGTAATCTTAGTTTCTGCTCCTAATAATTTACCAGCTGTATAATCACTAGTCTCCACTTCTCTAACCCGCCCATCGCTAAATGTTATCTTTACTTTTGCCTCGTTAATTATGTCTTTATAAGGCAATCCAGGAACAGGTCTGGCAAATGATTCTCTTAGATAAATCTCGTCAAGAGACTTGTATGGTTTTTTAACCTTAGGCTTACGCATATCATTTTGTTTTTAAATTAGGATCGTCACTATAACGCTTCATTATATTAAGAATCTCTTTGTACTTTGCCATAAAATTATTTTCATTTATGGATTGCTCAAACTTTCTGAAATGTGGGTTAGTTAGCTTAGAAGGATTATCTTCAAAATTTTCATTTTGCGCAATAGCCTGTTGTAAAGCTTCTCTCACTTCTGTTGCCGATTCTCTAGTTATAGGCTTAGTAAAGAGAGTGTCGATTGAACCTGGCGGTATATTCATTACTAATGCTTTAGCTAACATTCTAACAATATCTACATAACCTTCTGGAGGTAAAGCTTCAGGCTCTTCTTGACCCTGGGGTTGTGGCGTAGAGGCAGCAGGAATAGCGGTTTGTGCCTGAGGCATTGCAGCATCTTGAGGCTGTTGCTCACCTTGCTCGTAAAGCTTCATTAAACCTAGTATTTTGTCGTTAAATGCCATATAGTTATTTATTGTGGGTAAGTATAACTTATTATAATTTTACCATTTGAACCAGCAGCGTTTAATCCTTTTCCGCCCTGCCCTGCACCTCCTCTATCTGAATCATTTGGGTTACCGGGTAATCCGGTATTATTATCAGGATTATCTCCTTGAACTGTATTAATATTGCTTGTTAAACCTCCAGAATAACCTGATCCGCCTCCACCTCCTCCAGCAGCTACTGTTTGAAAATATCCGTAACCACCCCCTCCACCATAATACCCACCCCCACCTCCACCACCCGGTCCATACCCACCAGATGGTTGCCCTCTACCACCTTGTAATTGTGAGCCAATATACAATACATTAGAAGAACCTTGACCTGCTGCACCACCTGCTGTCTGTGTTCCACCCTTACCTCCGGATGCGCCCCAATAGTTTCCTGAACCACCCCCCGCACTATCTGATCCTGTAGTACCGCCTCCTGCTCCTCCTTTTAAACCACCACCTTGTCCAGCACCACCTCCACCTCCGCCTGCTATAGCAACAGCTGTAGCAAAACTTTTATTATTTAAAAATATTCCTGAATAACCCCCACCCCCTCCTGACCCATAAGTGGAATTATAGGAGTTATCACCTACATTACCTCCCCCATTGTAACCACCTACATGTGCAATAGAAGCACCACCGCCTACAGAAACTAAATATACTTGTCCAGCTGTAACTGTTTTTGTACCGCCTGTATAACCCGAACCACCTCCAGCTATATCAGGATTTACTGAGGAACCACCCCCACCCCACATTTTAACTGAAATTGATGTAATGCCCGCGGGAACGGTAAAGCTAACGTCTAGGCCGGTATAATTATAAACAGTTGTAACCGTACCAGTTGATGAAGTAGCTTGGGCTAATCCTAACCAAAATCCGTTATTATAAATTTCTAAAGTATTTAGAGTTGTATTAAATCTAAGCATTCCGGAAGAAGGTGCAACAGGGCGTTGCGCTGTAGTACCAGTAGGTATTGGCAAAGCCCCACCAACATCACCTGATGCAGTAATAATACCGCTTACAGGTATACCAGATGTTACCCCGCCAATAGAAATAGGTACAATAGCACCGGTGCTAGTTGTCAAAATTCTAGATAACCCTGAAATGGTCGTATCGGCCATTTAAATATTTAATAATTTAAACAATGAGAAGTTGTTTAGTCTTAAGCTGATTAAAATATTCTTTATTGAGAAAAACAAGATCGTTTTTCTTTGTAAATGTCTTTACTTTTGCAAATGTATAGTTTTCAATATTAACACTATCGATATAATTTCGTATTGAGCTTATCGTCTCTATACCTCTACCATCGTTCTTTGATAGTAAATGAATTAAAAAGTCAAACGAAATATTAGTAAGGTATATCTTTAATGGTAAAAGTTTCTTTACTTTTAAAAGAATAGTGTTAAGAAGTTTGAGTATATCTTCTTCTTTAAAATATTTAAATATATGAAATTGATCTAATTGGGTATTATTAAAGTAAATTACTGTCTTTTCTTTTGTTTTATCATTTAGCAATTCTTCACACAAAGTATGAATAATGTGATGGTAAAAAAACTTCTTTGCATGAGAAGTAATTCTATCTTTAAGTAGGTCAAATTTATGAAGATCGTTTATTATATTAACTTCAATTTTTCTAGAAAAAATATAATTAAAGTTTAATAGTCTAAAGTTATATTGACTAAACTCTATTTTTTTAATCACACCTTATTATGAATGAAATAAAAAGCTATTCAAGAAACTTTTTAGGCGGACGACCTATTCTTACATTTATAATGCCATTATAATAGTCATCCCTTAAGAGAACGTTCTTTGCAATTTGCTCTGAAATTTCAAAGTATGCTAACTCCCATTTAGATCCGCATGTTTTTATAATTTTGAAGATAAATTTATCTTTACCGTATTTTTTAATGTCTTCATTTAATTCATTTGACGAGCTAGTATATTCTTTCCAATCCGATTCTTTAATTTCAATTCTTTTATTTTTTCTACCTTTTAAAGGCTTTCTTTTTAACTTTGACTTACATTGCTTTTTGCCAATATATTTCTTATTAGTAACTGTATTGGTTATTTCATATATAAACCCAAATGTAGTTTCATCCAATGAAACGTTTTCGGCTAATAGCCAATGACCTAAGTCCATTAAGTAGTTAGGGTAGTTTTAGGGTTAATCCAGGAAGCGGCCGTCTTTGAACAAAAAACTTCTTTTTACCTTTTTTCTTTCCACCTAAAACTTTTGGTACACGAGCATCACCAGGAGCGTACGCATTATCATTTTGTGAGGGAAATTGATTACCTGCATCACCTATAGGTTGCAAAGTACCGGTACCAAACACACTACCAATACCTCCAGCAGTCATAGCTTCGTTTAAAGCTCTATTAAAAGCTGACTCGAATAATCCAATTGATTTCATATAACTATATACTATTATTTAAGTTAATGCTGTTAGAAGATTACATAAAAGAGTTAGAAAACGATCTTAAAATAGATGAGCTTACGCTAAAAGAGTATCAACTCAAGCTTCCTGGTATAAAGCATAAATGGGCAGGTAGATGTATTCGTCATAAATTAGAGCTCAACGATTTACGTAAGAAGAGGGAAAAAGTTAAGAAAGCAGTTGTCGATCAAATACAAGAGCAAAGCCCGGTAAAACTGGCCGTACCAGTTATTGAAAGAACAGCAGAAAAGCATAGTGAAATTATTGAAATAGATAGTCAGATTAAGCAAATAGAACTTATAGTAGAACTATTAGAAAAAGCAGAAAAGACTTTAAGCTCAGCTTCTTATGATATTAAAAATTTAATTGATATTATTAAGCTAGAAACAACATGATTCAGTTTTCTTATGACCCTAAAAAGGGTACCGGTCTTCTATCTGGAGATTTATTTGAAGATATAAGAGAGGCATTTTCCGTAAAAAATGAAGCAGCATTTTTTGTTCGCAAGAGATACGGTAGATTTCTGCCTCAACGTACATACGCTATTACACCTACGGGTAGATTTGAGCCCGGTCTTTATTTTGAAATAAGAAAGTTTTTAACCAACAATCAATATGTAGGAGATGTAGTAACTGATGAACAGCTTTTTGGTGTTATTAAGCCTTCAAAAAAATGGGAAAAGAATACACAGTATAGTACAGATGTTATACCTCTTGCCCTTCCTTTACGCGACTACCAAGAAGAGATTGTAAAGAAGGCGCTTAGTATTGGCAGAGGTACAATTGTATTAGCCACTGCGGGCGGTAAAACTTTAACTGCTGCCTCTTTGCTTACAAAACTATTCTTATTACACGGATCTACTTTTAGATGTTTATATATTGTACCCGATCTTGGTCTTGTACAGCAAACCGCAGGCGATTTTCAAAGCTATAATGTACCATTTTCTGTAACCAAGTGGACAGGAAGCAACCCACTAGATAATAAAAACTTTAATGTAATAGTTGCAAACCTCGGAATTTTACAAAGTAAAAACACCGACCTTTCTTGGTTAGAAAATATAGACGCTCTAATTGTAGACGAAGTACATAAAATAAGAAAAGGTAACGAGGTTAATAAAATTATTAAACTCATTAAAACACCAATTCGGTTTGGGTTTACAGGTACAATGCCAGAAAATTTAATGGATCAATGGAATATTATCGGTAAGATAGGTCCTATCATTTACGAAAAGCATAGCCACGAATTAAGACTAGAAAACTATGTAAGTAATGTTCAAGTACAGATTTTAAAATTACAATATAGTGAAGATCCTTTTAAGGATACTGTTATATCTTCTGCTAACTTGTATAGAGAAGAGCAAAGATTTTTAATGCGTAATCAGTTTAGAAATAATGTTATTGGCAAGCTATCTTGTAAGCTAACGAACAATACTTTGATCTTAGTAGATTTTATTGAACACGGTGAAACTCTCTATAAGACAATAAAAGGATTGTGTCCTGACAAACAAGTATATTTTATCCGCGGTGAAGTAGAAGTAACTGAACGAGAAAAGATTAGAGCTTTAATGGAGAATAGAACTGATGTAGTTGTCGTTGCA